GTATATACAGACAGTGTAAATGTTTGTATTCGTCAGTTATATACAAGTAGCTATACCATAGCTATACACCTATCTATTGATATCCAACGAATGAACGGATGAACTAATTTACGATGAGAAAGGGCGCCTACGGATGTTTCATCAACAGGTATGATCATTCGAAACGATAATTCAACTTAACTAAAATTGCTGTTTTTTCGATTAGTCAACAGATTTTTAGTTGCCTTACTTCAACACTAATGACAAAATCCGTAACTTACGAATAACAATAATAAATAATATCTTCCTGATCTTAAGGTAGAGAACAACTCCGTCATTAGCGGAAAATTTTTTTCTAACAAGGAAAAATCATGGATACTTGCCCAAAGTGTTTCCAAACCATTCAAAACAATTACTGCCCAGCTTGCGAGGAAAAAGAGCGAGATTATCATCGCCATGACAACCAGGGAGCATATGAAAAAAGTGAAACCTATTCTTCGACTCCTGCAAGTAATCAACAATATTTCAGGCCCTCTGCTAGTTATGGCAGCGGAGTCAGTTCTGGTACCCCAAGCGGTTTAGATAAAATTTTCAAAGGTTTTATCTATGCCAAATGGACACCTTTTTTACTTATCGTTATTTTGGCTTACAAGATATTCCTTTCAACAAGATTCCTAATTTACTTTAGCAATAGCTTCGCTAGCCTTGCCCCTTTTGCGCCGTTGGCAATATTGGTTGCTATCGATCTATTGCTGCTGCTTATATTTATCAAAAAGCATAAATCGAAAAATAGCGATGCTGGAAAGCCAACTTCTTGCGGGCTATTATTTATAATATTGCTTCTTTGGTTTTGGTATTTGCCGTTTATCGCAATCTCCATATCCCTGAGAATGGTATAATATTCTAAAACCATCCTTAGTCTGATTATAAAGGACGCATATTGCGCCCTTTATAATTAGAGGTGAATAAAATAATCATACATAGATATTTAATTATTAACATGTGAATTGCTTGATCTTTTCAGTGCATTTGCAGCGACTGTTGGCTGTGCTTATCCGGGTGCAACTGAACAGCATGTACTGTGCTTGGCTCAACAATTATATCGGCGATCGTTTCATGAGTTTTGAACGTGCAACTGCAATTGATATTCTGACACTGGTGATAACGTTCTTTGGTATTGATGCTCAGATAACGACTGGATCGGGCGTGTGCTGCGTGTTGGCATTTCGGGCAGTGCATCATAATAATCACCATATAATCATTTTTAATCAGATACAATCATTGTATGTTATTGCTCAAAACATACATCCGGGATTACAGTGTTTTACATTACAGGTGACAAATTCCACAAGGCAGACGAGATGACAAATCAGGACGATATACAAAGCGCGATCCGTGACGCTGACGAAAGGGAACGCTATATCTGGCGTCGTGCCCGTTGGTTTATGAAGGCTGTATGGGTTTGCCTTCTTATATACGTACTCTTCCCTGAAGTAATTAGGTTATTTTATTGTTTCTGAATAATTTTTAGAAACTCATAAAGAAACTGTGCATTCATCATTCACAAGCTATCGCCCCCGCTCGCCTCATAACTCACATCCGACAACAATACCTCCAGATTCAGCGTCGTCACAAAGCCACTGCCGCCCAGGCTGTGCGTCACCTTGCTGATTATCCAGGGCTGCGCGTCGATCACTGATTTAAATCCGGACACCCTCACCGGCGTCTCAGGGAATAAATCAGCCCGTCCGCGAGCCAGAGAGATCGAGAACTCCGCGACACCGCGCTGGAGTTTGTCCCACTTCGCCTGGGCTGCCCGCATGGCGGCCTTTTGCGTGGCGTAGATGGTGGTGAGCGCAAACACGTTTTCATCACTGCCCGCCAGATAATCCCCTTCCTTAGCCTCCGGCGTTTTCTGCACCTTCGCGCTGGTCTTCTTTGCCTTCGGATGTTGCAGGGCGCGCAGGTACTGCACTTTCGGTTTGCGCTGTACCTTCACCTTTTTCGGCTTCGGGTCTTTGGTATGCAGCCAGCTTGCCGATACGCCGGTATAGGCTCCACGGTCAGCGATATTAAACGTGTGCCCGTCGCCGTCGCTGCGGATAATCGTCATCTGCGGGATGGGTTTCCCGCTGGCAGTCTTTGCCGCACCAGGCTTGATAAACAGCAGGCTGCCCGCCTTGATGGCGACAACCGCGCCGCTCAGCTCCGCCAGGCGCGTGATAAATTTCGCGTCCGTTTCCTGGGTCTGGTCGATGTGCGACACCGGCACGCCCCTGAAAGGTTCAGCAATCGCGGGTTTGAGGTTGTTGCGCGCCGCCACGGCGGACACCACCGCTTCCAGCGTCGTGTCGTGATAGGAGCTGTCGCGGCGGGAATTCAGGCTGCCGCGATAGTCCGCACTGCGGGCGCGGATGGTCAGCGTGTCCGGCGTGCCGCGATGCTCTACCTCATCCACGGTAAAGTCGCCTTTGTTCGTCAGTGCCTGACCTTTCCAGCCGAGCGCGATATTAATCACCGCGCCGCGTGGCGGCATGTCCAGCAGGCCGTCCGTGTCGCTCAGCTCAATGTCGAGCTGGTCAGCCTCAAAGCCACGATTATCTGTGAGCGTCAGCGAGATCAGCCGGTTGCTGACGTCCTGTGTGATGTCTTTGCCGCCGACGGTCACCGTGTAGTCCGGAGCAAACAGCGCACCGGCTCCGATGGTCATATCTGTAATCACAGCAGCCCCCCAAGCTGTCCGGTTAAACCACCTGCCTGATCCAGCAGCCCGTCGGCCTGGGCTTTCATATCGCCGAACATCGCCGCCAGTGATTCATCCACGCGGGTCAGCGTCAGCGTGAATTCAATCCGGCGGGCGGCTCCGTTGGAAAAATGTTCCGTGTGGGTTTCGCTGACGCTGTTCACCACGAACATCCCGTAAATGGTGCCGCTGCCTTCCAGCAGAGGCCACGCCTTGCCCTCGTCAGCCATCAGGTTAAGTGCCATCAGCGATAATTTTCCGCCGGTGATTTCCGGCATCAGCACGCCGGACAGGGTAATTTTCTCCTCATTCACGCCAAGGAACTGCGGCAGCGGACGCAGGCCGACGCGGTTATTTGCAGGCCAGCGGTAATCGACGTCCCGCTGCAAACTTTGGTAAGGGACGGTCTGCAACTGAAACACAAACAGCCCGAGCGTTAACATCATGCGGATATCTCCTTAATCGTTATCCATGCGGGAACGTTGCTGAGCAGCGCGTGCGCGGTCACGGGCTTCCAGTTCGGCGCGGATCTGGCGGCTGGTATCCTGGACGCCTAAACCGGCACCGGCGGCAATGGTGTAATGGTGCGTGCTGCGGTCGATATAGCTGCGCCCGCCGCCGACAGATACCGGCGTGTAACCGCCGCCCAGCAGGCCGCCAGTCGGTGGCGGGGTGACAGGCGCGGGGTTATCCAGCGGATGTTCTGCCGGATCCGTATCGCCGTTTTGCCTGGAACGCCGGTCAGCCTTGTCCGCCGTTTTATCAATGTCTGCGGATTCATCCTTGATGATGCCGAGCTTCTCCAGCAACCAGTCCACGCCCGAACTCAGTTTATTAAACGCCTGTAACGGCGCGGTCAGCGCGTTGGCGATGGCCTGCCCGAACATCACGCCTGTGTCCTTGCAGTTGTTCAGCGTGTCCTGCGTGGATTTCACCGGTTCAATCAGGTCTTTGAACCACTGCCAGACCATTTTTAGTTTGTCGCCAAGCCAGTCAAACACCGGCTTGAGCGGCGCAAAGAGTTCCTTCACCGGCGCGAACGCAATGCCGAGCCCTTCAATCACCCCCGCGAAGAACGCGCTGATCGGCTCCCAGTATTTACGGATAAGCAGCGCACCGGCGACAAACAGCGCGGCCACACCAACAATGATCCCTCCCACAGCCCACAGGGGCATACTTAACCCGCCGATAACCGTGGCTATTGCTCCGCCTGCTATGGTCAGAACTGTCCAGAGCGTACTGGCAGCAGCTACGATCAGATTAATGCCGCTGATAACCGGACCCGCCACCAGGCCAAACACGCCGAGCGCGCCGATAATCAGCAGCGCACCGCCCGCAATTTTGCCCAGCGTCGTCGCCAGGGCTTTATTGTTCACAATCCACTTATCGAGTTTTAGCACGTAGCCGGTGGCGGTCTGTACCAGTTTGCGCAGGGATGAATCCTGCTGATCGAACAGGTCAGTGCCGACGGCTTCATAGGCGGACTGAAATTCCTTAAAGTCGCCGCCGAGGTTGTTCTGCATCACCTCCACCAGCGCCTTGGTTTTTCCGTCCGAGGTCTTGAATGCCTGGGTAAGTTTGTCGAGTTTGCCCGACGTTGCGCCGTCCATCAGCACCATCGCCGACGAGCTGGCCTCTTCACCAAAGATGGCTTTCATGTACTGCGCACGCTGCGAGTCGCCGAGCTTGTTTTTCTCAAAACTCTTTTGCATTTCTTTCAGGATGGTAAACAGCGGGCGCATGTTGCCTTTCTTGTCCGCCGTTTTCACCTTCAGCTCACCCAGTGCGGCGGCAGCGGTGCCCGTGGGTGCCTGTAAGCGGGTAATGACCGCACGGGCACCGGTGCCCGCCATTGAACCGGTGATTTTGGCATCCGCCAGGGCGGCAGCCATCGCGGCGGTTTCTTCGACGCTGATACCGGCCTGTTTTGCCACCGGCGCGGCATAGGTCATGGTGTCTGACAGCCCGTCAAAGGTGGCGGCAGATTTATTCATTGCTGTTGAAAGCACGTCGCCGATGTGTGACACGGTGTCATTGGTCATGCCGAACGCGGACTTCACGCCCATCAGCAGCGTGGCGTTTTCCTCCATGGTGCGCTTGTTTGCCAGGGACAGATTCAGAATGGTCGGCGTCGCCGCCAGAATCCCATCTTTGTCCGCGCCGGATTTCGCGACGATGATTTGCGCGGCGGCGGCATCATCGGCAGAGGCGGCGGTGTTGTCGCCGAGCTGCCGCGCCTGGGTGCGCAGCGCGGTCATATCGGCAGAGTCTTTTTCTAATCCTAACGTCGCCTGCAATTCAGAGTTTTTCTGCGCGAAGTTAAATCCGGGCATAAGCAGCCCGACACCCGCCGCCGTGCCCGCCGTCGCAATCCCGACCCCCGCAGCCCCTGCGCCGGTCACGCTACCGGCAAACTGTTTGCCCGCCTGATATCGTCCTTTCACCGCGTTGAGTTTGGCCTGCTGCGCGCTGACCCGTGCCAGGGATTCACGCTGACGGTTGAGCTGCGCGGTGGTTTCGCTGATGGAGGTTTTCAGGCGGCGCTCAGAATCAGACAGCGTGCGCGTGCTGATGCCCGCCTGGCTGAGTTCCGTGCGCTGACGCTGCACCGACTGCCGCAGCCCGTTGAACTGGGTCTGCAACTGCGCGGCGGTGCGCTTCGCGGACTCCATGGCCTGCGCCTGGGCGCGGGTCGGGTTGGCGGTGTTTTTGAACTGGATAGCCAGCGCCGCCGCTTCCGCTTTGGCGTCTTTGAGTTTCTGACCAGTGACGGCAAGCTGCGCGCTGGATTTCCTGAAACCGTCAATCTTTCCGGCCTGAGCGTTCAGGTCTTTGAGCGTGTTCTGTGAATTGCGAATATCTCCGGACAGCGCCTTACTGGCGTTCTGCACCGCTTTAAACGGGCGGGTCGCCTGGTCAACCGCCTTTAACAACACCTCTAACTTTAAGTTACTCACTGTCGGTGGCTCCGCTGCGCTGCATGGCCTTATGACGCCACACCAGCAGCTCGGTCAGCGTCATCGGGTTCAGTTCTGACGGCGGCCAGTGAAAAATCACCGCAATATCCGCCATCAGGTCATCAACGGTCAGTGCCGCCGGAAGTTTTACTGTTCCGATTTCGGCGATAAAAAACCAATCACCTTGCCCGCCATGGCAATCAGGTCGGGCAGATGCAGGCTTTTACAGTCCTGAGTGGTCAGGTTCGGGGCGGTAATGCGCGGCAGGATCACGGTCAGCGCCTCAACGTCGGCATTCGCCAGCGCCGCCAGGCCAATCCCGCGCAGGTGTCCCGCGTTCGGTTTGATGATTTCAATCTGAGTGATCAGGGTGTCGCCGCGTTTGATCGGTTCTTCCAGGATAACGATGT